TTTAATACGTCGAATATACCTTCTACTAATAACACGCGACCTTGTATTGGTTCTAGTTTAGTCAAAGGAAATAATGGAAGCTTACTGCCACGAGGAAGTACCATGTATTTAGGTACTGTAAAGGGGTCTTCGGCGCGACCAATGAAGGAGCATATTCTCCCTTTCATATCTCGGATAGGGAACCAAATACGTCCTTCATATTCTTTGTTTATTGATTTAAATGCTTCAAATTCTTTAATTATTTTTGCAGATACACGATAGCCGTCTTCCAAAAACTCGGTGTTTAAAGGGAACTTCATACCAATACTAGCAGCACGGATTTCTTCCATCTTTCTGCGAAGCATTTCTCTAAGTTTTACTCTCTTATCAAAATGCTCATCAAAAAAAGAAAATAAGTTACCACGAAACCCACACGATAGACAATGGAATATACCCATCACCCTATCAATTCTCATGCTAGGGTTACTATCATCGTGTTCAGGATTAAAGCAACAAACTAAATAATCCTGACCGGAAGCGCGATAACTTATTTTCTTTTTATCAAGTAGTTCTTCTACTGTCATATTGGGAATGTCCTAAAGTACATACATATACAAGTTACTACTAAAATTATGAAAATCAATACTTCTGACTTACATATCGTCGTGGGTTTCCCCACTTTCTTCGGTTTGCTCACCTGGAGCGCGAACTGATTCTGGTCCAATTTTTAGACTCCTCCAATCCATTCTAGAAGTGAAGTGTACTTCATCATCGCCTCTCATTTTAACATTGTCAAATGTCATACAGTTATCCTGTTTAGTCCAGGCATTGATGTTATAAGCGGCATCAACCGCGTCTAACAAGCCTTTAGCGAATCTAGCTTCACCACTAGCGTCAATTTGAAATGGGGAAATAAGAGGTATCTCATATTCCTGAGCAATAGTTTTCATACTCTTACTAACTTCTATTTGCTCTGTCCAATCATATTGACCATGGTACTTAAGAGAGAAACCTCTTTTCACTTGGTTAGCGTAGTCAATTACACCCACCGCAGGTTTTTCTTCTTCGTTATCAGTACTCATCATTTTGTCCAGAGTACTTCGTATCTTAGCTACAGTAAGGTTTGGGTCATATACTATATTTAAGAGATTGTCTTTTCTTAGTGCATGTTTTCTTGATAGTTCTTCATGTAATTTGTTAAAATCGTGGTGTTCTCTTAGATACTTCTCTAGTGGTTTGTCAGAATCTACGAACCGACTTGCCCACCAAGTAGCCGCTAACTCCCACTCATGTTGAGTTAAATCCCTACGCTTTAGACCACTAGCAGATATTCCTGTTGCAATAGCACAACAACGCTGAAGGATTGACTTAGCCGTCATTTCAATAGTGAAATAGACTGCAGGTCGCTTTAATACTTCAGTTGTGTTAACAGCAATATTACAAGAAGCAATAGACTTACCAGCACCACGTTTACCCCCGATAAGCACTAAGTCACCAGGAGCAAATTTGATAGCAGAATCGTGGTCTGTATTTAACCCTAGTGGTAATAATGCATCCAATTCATTTTGAGTTGGGAACAACTCAATGGTCTGCATATTCTCTTGTGGGTCTTTTAAGTCGACTCTGTCTTCAACATGTAGTACTATTTGTTGTAGTCTATCAACATTCTCCTGTGCTGTACTCATCATAATGGTTTCATCTAAGTACTTACTTAGCTGTTCCATTATTTCTTCTTGAGTGTACTCATTTTTTAGAAACTCAAGCAGAGTTTCATTGGAAATATCTACATCTTCTGCCGCCTGAACGGCATAGATTTTATCAAGGATAGCATTACTTCGGATGGAGAGCTTTAAAGCATCAAACGAAGGAATTCCTCCAACAGTCTCGAAGTGCTTGTTAATTACTGACCAAACATCTTGAAACTCTGGTGGAAGATAATGTTTCCTTATATTAGCCCAAGTGTCAGAATCCGCCTCTAATATAACTTTTTTGAGAAGAATAGATGTTATATTCAAACGAGACTCCAATAAGATGGAAAACTATGAGTAAACACGGTTTTCACTCTTATCAATATTCCTGGTATTTTAAAATACTTAAAAAAGGGGCGGATTTGACCCCGCCCCTTTGGCTGAGTATGAAGAAGGAGGATTAATTACTCAGCTGAATCTGCAGCTTTTGCTTTCTTTGCTGCTCCGTCATAGTCCTTAGCTACTAGACCACGGCGAGTAAGCATAGTACGCACGCCACGAGGAGTCTTGTCAAGCTCTTCTGCCAGTTCTGCAACTGTCATGTCAGCGACTGCGTCGCCAAGCTCGTCAAGCGGGTCAACTTTTGCTTTAGCAGCTGACTCTTTTTGCTTCGGAATAGCGTCAATGTCGCCAGAGCGTAGGAAGCTAAGAGCTTTACCACGAACCGAGTTAAGGGCTTTGCCCAGTTCTGCGGCGATATCTTCTAGATATGCACCATTGCTTACCATATCAAGGAAAGTTGCTTCTTCCTCGGAAGTGTAAGTTTTTACTGTCTCCGGCTTCGGAGTAGGCTTCACGTGCTCAGTAAGTTCCATTGAAAGAACTTTACCTTGAATCTGCTTAGCAGAGAACTTGCCTGCTTCGAAACGCTCGGCGATTTCAGCATAAGTGTAGTCGCCTGAGTTTGTTTCAACGAAATGGGCAAGGGCAGAAGCCTGTGCATCAGAGAAAGTCTTAACAGAAGTAGTAGATGCTAGTTCTACTTCATATCCCATTTTGCGTAGCTTGCTAGAAACGGAACGCTTAGTTGTTTCCAATTCTTCCGAAATAGATGCTACGGTTTCTTGAGTAACTGGGCTTTCGCCAGCTACTAGTTCTTCGAGTTTTGACGTACGTTCGTCGGTCCACTTTGGTAGTGCCATAATTTTTAATCTCCTAATAGTGTGTTAATGTTTGTTACGATTTGTACCCCGTTTGCCAGGGCTTTTTTGGTTTTGTCGGACTCTACACCACTCTCATTAATAAGGTGGGTTACTTCTTTTGTTACTGAGGATTTTACTTTAAATCCTGCTTCTTCCAAAACTTTCTGAGCGATAGCTTTGGTCTTGAAGCTTTTCAATTTACCAGAGATACATACTATTCCTCTAGCCTCTTTCTTTACTTGAGGTTTATAATCAAACTCGAAGTCAAAAGGTAATACTTCTATAATCTCGTCTGATTTATTAAACCATTCCATTAAATTTTCAGTCGCTTTGGGGCCGAGACCTGCCTCTCTAGCTTTTTCGAAACTAAGGTCATAAAGGTGGGAGATAGCATGACTTAGTTTCTCAGTGGCAGAATTGCCAATCAGGGGGATGCCAAACGCTGGTAAAACTTGATTAAGTTTGGCTAGTTTTGACTTCTCTATTTCAGAGATTAGCTTTTCAGCAAGTTTCTCTGACCCCAAAGCTTCCTGAACATATGATGTTGTAAGTTGGTATAGCTCCACCGGACTAGAGATACCTAACTTTTCAATGGTTTTCGGGCCAAGACCTTTTATCTTTAATGTTTTAGCCCAATGCTCTATTGCTTTATTGGTTTTTGCTGTACAATCTATATTAAGACAATATAAAACGTCTTTCTTAAATTCTACAACTCCACCACAGCTAGGGCAGGTTTTTGGTGGTTCGATTTTCATCACGACCCTTTCCCATTGTTGATATACTATTATAACCAATTTATCCAAAAAAGTCAAGAAAAATTTTTTGGGAGGTTATCTTGATTGCTACATATTAATATAATTTTACTTAATTAGTCAACACGCCTTACAATTCCTGGAATAATTTCTCCCATCCGTGCGACTTCGACTAAACAACCTATCTCAAGATTCTTAGCCCGTATTTCCTTAATGTTATGCAGGGTTGCTCTAGATACTACAGCCCCGTCAATAGTAACGGGGGCTAGAATTGCTACTGGCGTTATCGCCCCGGTTCTACCAACCTGCCAAATAACATCTTTTAGAGCTGTTACTACGCCTTCTTTTCGCTCTTTTAAAGCATATGCGCCTCTAGGATGATGTGAAGTATACCCCATTTGCTCATATTTTTTGTTGTCGTTTAGCCTTACTACTGAACCATCCAGTGGAAAAATCCCTGCAAAAATCTCAGGAGATTTTAACAACATAA